AGTCTAACAATCGATGCGATGAACTGGCCGAGCAATACGGCGTAAATACCGCCCGGATTGTCACCCCGGAATAAACGCCCGGTTAACTCTCATTCAATCGCCCGGATATCGAAAGGTATACCGGGCTTTTTTGCGTCAGTTGATCTATACGGAAAACCTATAGTTACCCGCCTGATCTATACGTTTGATGTATGGATAGCCTAAAAATAAAAATCGTTTTTCTCCGGCTATATTGTTGGTTATAGTGAAGGTTTCTATTTATGTGATATTTTAGGATTAACCGGGAATACCACCAGCACGGAAGGCGGTACCATCAAGGACCCATGACGTACTGCGGGTATACGGATAATCCACTTTCAATATCAACCAAAGTATTAACTATAATTTGCAAGAAGTTTACAATCTAGGTGTTCTTGCATGGATATACGCTGATAATCCCGCTAGGACTCACCAGAATGACCACTGAGACTCTATTTAAGCGAAGTAATACCTAGAGTACACCCTAAATTTGAACGTCTTGTAGAGCCTCTAATGAAATCGACCAAATGTAATATAAAGTACTACATCGATATTTAGACAAAATAAAACCCTCAAGGATTACTCCAAGAGGGCTTCTAAATTTTTATTGTTGTGTTTCTACAGATACTTCAGGAACAACTTTCGGTTTCTTCGGGGCTTTTGCAGGTTTGTTCAGCTTGTTTAAATGCTTGAATCTCTTTTCGAGCCTAGCTTCAATCTCTTCTGCTTGGAACCACAGTTCTTTACCGTTAAGCACATCGTCAATCTCCTTATCACTGAGGAATCCACGGTAAGTACTAACGAACAGTCTGTTACAGAAATCAGTTGTGTGTGATACCATCCCAATGATATCGGAATTCTTACCCGATGTACCGTAGGATACGTTGTGTACCATCATGGTAGCGTAAGGTGACACAATGACATTAGGGCAGTTGAGTGCTAGAATGGATGCCGCTGAGTAGCACTCTCCAGCAATAATAGCTAGAACGCTTGCTTCACATACACGAATAGCTTCCATTAAGGCAAGTAAACCGTCAAGTCTACCACCAACTGAAGTGATCCGAATCTGTACGGTATCCTCTGGAGTTAGATTCTGCATCTGCTCGATGATATTCCTGTAATACTTCGGTTCCCTTACACCTTCATCGATAGCGAAACTCAAATTACTTACGTTATAGCTTCGGTTTACATACCCAAGATATTCTGAGTTAAACACTACTTCATCATCTGGTTCTGCTGATCTAGGTTTATTTTGTTTTACCATAAGTATCCTTTCTATTCTCTTTAATAATCCCTTTACCGTCAAGTTCCTCTAGGTACTCTTCTTCAAAGGCAATCACGAATTCTCTTGTCATTCCACTACGTACAATGTCATCCCTATCAAACGAGATAAAATCTACATCAGGAATACTATATTTGTGCACAATTCTATCAAGGTAAGTCAATCCATCCATACCCTTCTTAACGTCCGTCTGAATACCTGAGTCATCACCACAGATAATCATCTGGCATTTCTCTCCCATACGGGTAGTTAATGCTTGTACTTCCTGTGGGTAAAGGTTCTGTGCTTCATCGATAATCACAATGCAGTCATCCCATGATCTACCACGAATAGTTTCCAGACTACAAATCTGGATAATTCCATTCTTGAGGGCTACTTCAACTGACCCCTTACCTAGACAATCTTCGATATAATCAAGCATCTGCTGATAGTACGGAAGTAGTTTCTCTTCTTGTGTACCGGGTAGAAAACCGATGCTTCTTCCAGCTAACGGTTGATATGCACGAATAAGAATAATCTTCTTCACATCACCGAAATGTAGTTTCTTGGCTGCATGGTAGCACGCCATGATAGTCTTACCAGTACCAGCAGAACCCTTAGCTACAATCAATGAAGTAGTTTTAAGACTATCTGCAAGAAGCCTCTGGCTGGCATTCTTAGGAGTGAGCACCGGGAACTGTGTACGAACAAACTTTTCTTTAACGATTCTTTCTTGTTGTGTCTTCTGTGCTCTTTTCATATAACCCTTTATTCTTTAGCTACCCGTGGCTTACGTGGTGTGCGTACAGGAACTTCTTCAGGATAATTAGCTGTTGCTTGTTCCAGTGCCTCTAACTCAGTGTACACTTTGGATTCACCGATATGACTCCAAGAATCCGATTCCTTTGGATTCGTCTCCCACTGGTCAGCTTTTAGAATAACAAACAGATGATCGCCGTATTTCTGAGGAAAATGCTCGTTAGTCTCTAGGTCTAGGCTATATCCGTCCAATACAGCTTGTTGATATTCTGATAGGAACTCTGCGAAACTATAAGCTTCAATCTTCAGAGTACCATTTGGTAAAAGTTCAGTAGACATTTAATCTCCTTAAGGGTTAATAACACCAGATCGTTATGCGTTTACATCTGGGCTTAACGTGATTATACCATAGATGTATGAGAAGTCAATGCATAGACAACAAAAAAGCCCACCGGAGTTAACCAGCAGGCTTTCTGAAATATTCTTCTCTGGCAATCAAGTATTGCTCATGAGTCATCTTTTTACGTTTCTTCTTTCTAGGCTTATTTCTTCTTGTATCATAACTGACATTAAACCCGAACATAACTGATTGGTACAGATGGATATACTCTAATTCTAATTCAGGCATTTCTTCAACCGTGCACTCAACAAGGATATACAAGGAGAGTTGTGGTTGGTGTTTATCAAAGTGCTGCTGAAGTTTATAGTTATGGTGTTTACCTTGGGATAGTTCTCTGATGTGTTCTCTGAATCTACCTTCGATATTTACTGAAGAACCAACATAGACTTTATCTGACTTATCTGAAAGTAACAGGTATATACCTGATGTTTTAACGGGCATATACGGAGAGGTTACGGAAAGTATACGGATATAGGAGTTATAGGCTAGAAGCCTAGAAGCTATTAGCACTGAAAGTGTAACTGACAGTATAACTTCAGTATTAACCTATGATTCAACATATATACGTATGTTAAATATAGAGTGATACTGAAAGTATAACTAATTGTTTTACGGTAGGAAAACGATAGATTACCTTTTAGGAGAAAATGCAAATAAACTACACTGTGTAGCCTGCATTCTTCGAAAGGTAAGTATTCTAAAGTCTTCTACCGGTTTTACGGTGAGGTCTTTGCTTGTTACTCTGTGAGAGTATCGAAGCGGGAACAATTCACTTTAACTACTCTGGGAGGGAATGCGTATACACTCGACCTACATGCATTGTAGAAAGCCTTTTACCTATGTTCCGTTAAGGCATACTGCGCCATTAACAATATTCGGTTGGGGTTATTGGTCAATTGAACAGACCTTGAATGCTTCATACACAGATTAAGGTGTACTATGCGTGCACAGAGAAGATTTCGTGAATCTCATGTGTGAGCGACCGTCCGGTGGCCCCTAGTGCTTCATTACCCGATTGAACTGTTAGCGGCTTTCACAAGCGGCCATCCCGAAGGACACACAATTCATCACAAATGTAATTATACCACAAACCGTCTGGAAAAGCAAGCGAAATTCTGTAGGGGTTGACAAGCGGTGTACAATAAATTATAATTCAAGGAAAACTATGGAACTCAGCAGATTACGTGAACTTATTACTTATGAGCCTCAGACTGGTATCCTTCGGAACGCTAAAAGTCAACGTCAACTAACACCTGATGAGTACGGGGCTGTTGTCGTGTATGATAACATCACCAAGAAGCGCCATAAAATGCGAGCAGCTAAGATTGCTTACGAGTTAGGGAACAATAAACGCCTCGCTGACTCTCAGAGGATTTTACATAGAAACCTTAATGAAACTGACAACAGACTCCAGAACCTTCTGGCAGTGACACGGACAGTATTCTTGCAGTTACAGGAAGCTATCCGCAACCTTGACCATCAGTTACGCATGATTCCACACCCGGAAGATCAGTACAGCTACATAATCACCTACAGAGACAAGGGTGTTGAAAAGAACGAAGTAAAGCATGATATCATTGCTGCAAAGCAAAGGTTACTGCGATTACAACTCAAATATGCTAAATTATTAAATAAATATTGTATTTTCGATTAATTTCTCTTGAAATTACACCAAAAGTATGATACAATTAGCTTGTTAGTAAAACTAAAGAAACGAATTGAAGGTAAATAGCCCCGTACTAAGGTAAGCTAACCTGCCATCTAAGTGATCTTCTGTAGTGTCTGCTGGCAAGTAACCTGTGTTCGCTTGGGCGTATACCTGACGGACAACGCCGGATAAGTCACCGGCACTAACAACAAACTTACATGAAGAGAACTATGGCCCGATGCTTGACTTGTGGTACCCGTTATTGGTTATCCCCGTACAACAACACGAATAAGTGCGATGAATGCATGGATGTGCTTGACACACCGTATGACTCGGACTATAATGCAGACGTTGAACTTTTGGTAAACCCTAGTGGTAAAACCCCGGTTCACAGGTACGATGAAGTCGATGAGTAAAGTTTGTGCACAGTCTAGTTTCTTGTGATATAATTCGAATATGCGTGGGTAGCTCAACGGCAGAGTAGGAGCCTCCAAAACTCAAGGTTGAAAGTTCGAATCTTTCCCTGCGCGCCAATGGACTACAAACTTTAAAGTGAAGTTTCTGGCTTTTAACCAGAATAAGAAGGGGCAGTACCTTCGTGGTCTACCAAAGTATTTTTAGGTGTGGTCGTATCATAAAAGTAATGACGCAGGCTGTGAACCTGTTTAACTGGCGGCAGTAGCCAGCGATCACCCCACACCTAAATGTATTTATATTCCCGGATAGCTCAAAAGTAGAGCACTCGACTGATAAGCGAACGACAGAGGGGCGGTACCTTTTCTGGGAACCAAGTTTTGATGGGGTAGAATCAAGAAGTAAGATATCAGTCTTTGAAACCGAGTAACATAGGGCGGTACTATGTGCCCCTTCCACATATAGGAGCTTTATGATAGAATCAGTAGAACAAGCAAAAATCATATCCGAATCTCAAATATGGTACTATAAAGAAAAACTTAGGTTAGACCCTAATTTTAAGCTCAGTGAATCTGAGATTATCGAACTGCTAGATTGCGCTCTTGTTCTTATTACAGACCTTCAAGAGTCCTTGGCAAAAATTACAGTTCAACTGGAAAGAGAATATGGATAAGTATTTCGATGTAGCAAAAGTTATTTTCTTCTGGTTCACCAGCAAGACCAAATTCTATGCTACAATCGCGTTTGAAATCGCAAAGAAACTGTACGATAAGTACAAAGCAAAGTAATATGTTCCGTTGTGGGGGAACTGGTAGACCCACCACGCTGTTAACGTGACGCGAAAGCAACTGTAGGTTCGAAGCCTACCAACGGAGCCAACATTTAAGGAGTATCCATGTACGATAAAGAGATTGAATCCAGCACTGAAGCTCATGCTGCAAAGCAAAAAAGTCTCAAGGAAGCTGCTGCAAAGCGTCTACAGGAAGTTGCCAAGCGTAAACGCCAGAAACGTCTGGATAAGCAATGACTGCTTTAGTCATTATTGTAATCATTGTAATCATCTTTTGTGGTATGGGGCGGTAATATGACACCAGAACAATTCTGCTATTGGCTACAAGGTATTATGGAGTACGATACTTACGGTACACCTAACGATGACCAATGGAAAGTAATCAAGGATCACCTAGCAACTGTGTTTGTTAAAGTGGCTCCAAAGATGCCACCGTATACTCCACCTGTGTATACTCCCGGTCCTGTAGCCCCTTTAGATGGATGCCGACCAATTCCTTCGTGGCCTAATCGTGATATTGCGATCTGTTAAGGAGCTAATATGATTAACTATGTCAAAGGCGATTTACTTGCAGTAAACTACGGAATTATTGCTCACGGTTGTAACGCTCAAGGTGTCATGGGTTCAGGTGTAGCTAAGGCTGTACGTGCGAAATATCCGCATGCTTACGAGCAGTATAAAACATACTGTGCTGGCGAAAAGAACAAAAGTAACCTACTTGGACAGACTGCATGGTATAGTGAAACCAGTAAACTGTTTGTAGCCAACTGCATTACACAATTAAACTTTGGTGGTGATGGACGGTTATACTTAGATTATGATGCACTGGAAAATGCATGGTACACTTGAACTACGTCAACGCTGGCCTACCTATCAACATGCCGAAGATTGGTTGTGGTTTAGGTGGCGGTGACTGGAACGTGGTATCAGAAATTATCAACAGAACAATTCGATCAGTTCCTGTTTTTGTTTACGAACTGTGATATAATGATTATATCAACCAGAACAAACAACATGAAGCCTACTAAAGAGAGTGCCCGATATATTACAGGGTACCAAATTTAACATTAGATGTTCAGGGCGTTCTGGTTGATATTTATTACTATGATTAAAATTAAAATCACTGATGAGCAGTTAATTTCTGCTGTTGCAATTTCTACATCTATGATGGATGTACTTAGAAATCTTGGGCTGAAGTTAGCCGGTGGTACAAGTTCGCACTATAAAAGACGAATTGAGAAGTTAAATTTAGATATTACACACTTTCTAGGTAAAGGCTCTAATAAAGGTAAGCAGTCAAAAGCTAAAGTTCCAGCAGAAGAAATTCTGATTAAAAGAGAAGCAGGCAACAGACAGAAACACCGCAGATTAAAAAGAGCCTTAATTGAAAGCGGTGTAGAGCATTCATGTAAAATGTGTGGACAACTTCCTGAGTGGCATGGTAGAATATTGACACTAGATGTAGACCACATAAATGAAGACTGGCTTGACGACAGAAAAGAGAATTTAAGATTCCTTTGTCCTAATTGTCATAGTCAGTTTAGTAGAAAATTATTGCCCTGTTGACGAGACAAATTGGTACAGTCACTGCGCTTAGAACGCAGGTTTTTACAGGTTCGAATCCTGTATAGGGCACCAAATTTGACGGTACTTAGATGTGTCAACGATAGAGATTCACCGTCCTTGTCTCTATGCTGTACAATACGTAAGCAGCACTAATTTTGCCGCTGAAGCTAATCAAGTGAAAGCGTGGGTTTGAAAAGCCTAAGAGTTTGGTGCGTTACCAAACGGCGGCACCAAAGTATGTTATAATTTAGATAGTTCTTTAGCTCAGAGGCAGAGCAGTGGTGTTACATACCGAAGGCCGACATTTCGAAATTGTCAAGAACTACCAAAGAATAATTGGCTCATTCGTATAGTGGTAATTACATTTGCCTGTCTAGCATATTACGGGAGTTCGATTCTCCCATGAGTCGCCAATATTTTCGGGGTATAATCACGTAGTCTGGTAGCGTTCTCGGTTTGGAACCGAGGGCTGTAATGGTCCCGCACGTTCGAATCGTGCTACCCCGACCAATTTAGTATATAATCGAAAGGAAGTTATGAAAGTATTTCGTGTAGTGTCCCTAGGTGTAGACGTAGAGTTTACCGATGATAAAAAAGCTGCTGAGACTGCATTTAAAGATTCAGTGAATGCTGAACTATGGGAAGTTGACGAAGGTACTGCAGTACTTCTACGTAAAAAAGTAGGTAAACATGCACTGTTTTCTAAGCAGGCGGTTTATAAATGAAAATGTACATCGCTATACTAGATGAGTTTCCTGATTACATGACACCTACACTTGTAGGACACTCGGTTTTAGGCTACCATCTGTTAATGCAAAGTAAACCGTCATATGAATCATGGTTGACAACCTCATTTAAAAAGGTTACAATCAGAGTTAATAGAAAAGAATTTGATAAGATCACAGGATTGCAATTTACGCATTTGTTCCATGAAAATAACACACTTAATGCTGAAAAAGCTTGTGCTGTTACTATTGTAGTTGATGAAGTGCCGAATGTACTAAAGTTTGCTAAACTTTGGAAACCTGTGGTAGAATAAGATAATGGGCTACGGGACTGCTTGGAGTGGTCGCTTCACTTGCAATGAAGATAACAGATCGGTTCGAATCCGATGTTGGTCCACCAATACACTCTGCCTAATCAGCGGATAGTATAGACACTTTTCGAGTCTGTATGATGAAGTAGTGTGATTACTACAACAAAAATCGGGATAATCTCAGGTCTGAATGAGAATAATAGTGACACTCTGGAGCGAAAGCGATGAAGGAAGTATCAGCACAGTCCAGTATTTGCTACTATCGTCTATCGGTTTGAGGACGCTGCCCTTTCAAGGCGGAAAGCGGGGTTCGACTCCCCGTAGTAGCACCAAGACTCACGCTTGTATATCGTGTATAATAGGATAAGATATATACAAACTAATTCAGGGTATCTATACATCTATGGACGGTGCCGGGACTGTAACCCCCGTGTTAATTCTGGCTAGGTTCGATTCCTAGGATACCCACCATATTCCCTCGTATGAGGGCGCGGAGTAGAAGTTATTCGCGTGGGATATCTCCCTATAAACGAAACATCAGGTGTATGAGAGTTACGCCCCTAATTTAGCCGCTTTCGTATAGTGATATTACTCTGGTTTTGTAGTCCAGTTACGAGCGTTTGATTCGTTCAGGCGGCACCAATATATATTGCTTCTGTAGTTTAGTTGATTAGAATTTCCCTTTGGTATGGGGAAGACCTTGGTTTGATCCCAAGTGGAAGCACCAGTTTAAGGCGCTACTTGGTAAGAGAGTACAGTCTGTCAAGTCAGACCGCAATTTAGTAATATAGCTTAGTTGGCCGAAAGCAGTAGCCTCATAAGCTATTGATCGCTGGTTCGAATCCAGCTATTACTACCAGTTTTGACGCGGCGTAGCTCAGTCCGGTAGAGCAGAGGGTTCATAACCCTTATGTCATTGGTTCAAATCCAATCGTTCGCAACCATAATAAAGGAGACTCTAATGATCGTATATGTTGCAGCACCTTACAGTAACGTCCCAGACAAACAAAAATTAATGGACATTATTGCAAGAGTTAGTGCAAAGTATATGCTAGAGAATCCCGGAGAGTATACAATTACAGGTTTAGTCCATCACTATGCTTGCCAGCATGAATCCAGCTTAGGTACTGATTGGGCTTTCTGGAAAGACTTCTGCGAGTTATTCCTGAAACGCTGTGATAAACTATTGGTTATCATGCACTCAGGATGGTGGGAATCTGGTGGTGTTCAGGCAGAGATTAAATTTGCTGAATCACTCGAAATTCCTGTACAATACATCTGTCCGTATACTTACTTAAATTTAGGCGATTAGTTCAATGGATTAGAACGGGAGGCTACGAACCTTCAAATGCGGGTTCGACTCCTGTGTTGCCTACCAAACATACCGTTGACCGAGTGACTAGGTAGTAGCTTGCAAACCTATACAGATCAGTTAAAATCTGATACGGTATTCCAAAAGGAGAAATCATGTACGGTCGCCAGTTAACTGCAACACAAGTAAAAGAACTAAGATGCAGAGAGTTTCTGGGGGAAGAGACTTGGATTAAGTGGAAGCAAGACATGGATTCGATGCTAGAATATAGAAAGTCTTTTAAAGGTAAACCTTTAGAAGATCAACTAGTATTACTAGAAACAAACAAGCATTTTATTCGATTTTATAATCGAGTATTATTTAACGAAGGGTGATTGGCAGAGAGGCCGATTGCAGCGGTTTGCTAAACCGTAGGATAATGAAAGTTGTCCCCTAGGTTCAAATCCTAGATCACCCGCCATATAACAAGGGTTCTGCCGCACAGGGTGCGAAACGGCTTTGAATACCGTGGTACTTAGAAATAGGTAATTGTTCGATTCAATCAGTTCCCGCCAAATTCACTTGAAATTACAGATTTTACGTGTTATAATAGAATTATATGCTTCCAACTTGACGGGTTCAAGCGTCGGCCTTCCAAGCCGTACTGAGTAGGGTTCGATTCCCTCTGGACGCTCCAGTTACAGGGCCATCTATCCGAAGAATAGTAAACTTCGGTTGCCTCGAAAATGCTGTACTTACTGTTAGACCGGGTACCACGGGATTAGCATAGTCGGAAATCAGCGTGTAGATGTGTCCACCATCCAACTACCTTGGGACTGTGCGCTACAGTCGAAAAAGGCGTCCGGTATCACCGCCAAGTGATACCCCGTAAAACGTAAGCGGGACTAATTATATAGCCTTTCGGTTAATTCCGAAGGGCTTTTTGCCGTTTCTGGCACTAACTGAAAGAAATCTATGGCCTTTAAATCCAGAGCAGAACTTAACGGTGAGATTGACCCTAACATCAATACTCAGGGCCGTATCAAAAGTGAATCCCCTAAACTAACTAACCGTCAATTACGTGAACGTGAAATGCTTACGTTACTTCGTAAATTGAAACCTCTGGTTGCTGACAGTATTAACACTGCATCAAAAATCATGGGTGACCCAGATGCTAGCCATCAGAACCAATTAAAAGCTGCTGTAATTATTCTAGACAACTACAAAGATATGGTTGGTGAATTATACAGCGAAACTTACGATGATGAAGCTGCAGAAGAGATTCAACAGCAAAATGTGCCAATGTTCAGTCTAAAAGTAGTCGAGTAAATTATGCCAGCAGTAAAAGAATTTCAATTAAACATGCAAGACGGGACCGTTACTTTCGAGTATGACGATAACTCCGTTTTAATTGGTCGTTTAGATGCAACAGCAAGTGGTGGTGTAGGCCCGGCAGGTGCTAACGGTAAGACCGTACTATCCGGGAGTGCAGCCCCTGATAATAGTTTAGGAACTACTGGTGACTTCTATATTCGCACAGGCGTATGGACTATTCAAGGACCGAAAGCATCTGGTACATGGCCTGCTCCAGTTTCTTTAATTGGTGCTGATGGTAACCAAGGTGCCACAGGAAGTACTGGTGCACAGGGTTCTGCGGGTCTTGATGGTAAAACCGTTCTTTCAGGCTCAGTAGCACCATCAGGTGGGACCGGTATTGACGGAGATTTTTATATTCGTACAGACGTATGGACTATTCAAGGACCGAAAGCATCTGGTACATGGCCTGCTCCAATTTCTTTAATTGGTGCACAAGGGCCAGCCGGTGTTCAAGGTATTCAGGGTCCAATTGGTGAAACTGGTCCCGCAGGGTCTACATCAAGTACACCAGTGCCATTACCACTAGTAGGAACAGATTCAGTTGTAATTGTCCGTGAAGGCGCGAACTATCTGGTACTACTTTCAGATTTACAAGATTTTCTCGGGGTAGTTGCCCCACCATCTGGCGAACAACCAACAGGTTCGCTTACATTTAACAGCGGCTATTTAGTTCTAGCCAGTGGCACTTTAGTTTTTTAAGGATAAATCATGGCATTAGCACAAATTTATAACGGTACAAGTAATATTGCAGTTGTCGCTCAAGATAGGGCAGACTTCTACGAAACTTTTAAGCGATCAGTCGCTATTACAGTTCATACTACATTGACATGGCCTGATGCTGCAGGGACGGACTATGAGGTTCTGAGTGCAACGGCTGTTACTGTAACACTGCCAAACGGAGTTATTCCTGCTGGCGCAGTGATTGAAGGAACCAACATGGGCGCGGGTCTACTTTCATTTGCCACAGGTGGCGGAGAAACACTGAATTTAAATGCAATTCTACCTTCAACTGTAGATCAATATTCAGCGTGGGCTATTAAACGTACAATCGCTGGTGGATGGGTGAGGGTAGCGTAATGAGTGCAATTGCAACAGCAGCACGCCGTAAGCGTCAACCGATGACAACACAGGAAAGTGCACGCCAATTGCGTCGCGCTACTTTAGGTGTTCAATTTACAGAAATTGCAGCAGCCGCTGGTCAGACATTTGAACAGTGGGTTGACGATCAATTAGATATACCAGTTATTCCAAATCAACGAAGAATAACCTACGATACAGCGAGACTACCCGGATTTCCGGCTGGCCCTGCTACTTCACCATTTTATGCTCGTTTTTTAACGTTTTTCCATTGGAAGTGCTACCAACCGGAAAAACTACAAACCCGTTTAGCTTATGCTCTTGCTGAATATTTTTCAGTTGGCGGGTTAAGCGGTTCAATTGAATCAGGTCATGCAGCATTGGGGGATATTTATGAAAGTGAATGTGTAGATGGTACTTTTCGCACATTGATTGAACGTGTTACTCGCTCTCAAGCAATGTCCCGCTGGTTGACTTATTTTAGAAATACCAAGACAGATGGTACACGTCAACCAGATGAAAACTATGGACGAGAAATCCTGCAGTTATATACCATTGGACTTTGGGAATTAAACCTCGATGGTACAAGAAAAACTACCGGGCAATTAGAACCAAGTGACCCACGTTATGTGTTAAATGGCACCGATGAAGTACCAACATACGGCCAAAGTGATATCACAAATATGGCCCGAGTTTTTACAGGTATGACAGCGCGTCGATCATTCGATGGGGGTGTTACTCTTGAACCAGCTAATGACAGCTATGATTTTGCCCCTAATATCGGAAGTTCAACACTCTACGATACAACCGGCGCAAATGGGTGGAACGCTTCATTGGTCTATGCGGATAACTATCATGAAATGTCTTTACCTAAGGTAGCACTACAGGGCCGTATTAATGTAGGCACCGGGGTAGGTGGAGAAGCTACTCTAGCTACAGTTTTAGATGCTCTAACAAATCATCCAAGTACTGCCCCATTCTTTTGCAGTGCCATGATTCGTCTTTTAACCACAAGCAACCCAAGTCCACAATATGTGGCTAGGGTGGCCTCTGTATTTTTAAATGACGGTCAAGGAGTTGTTGGAAATCTTCGTGCGGTATTTAGGGCAATTCTTCTAGATCAAGAGGTACTAGCCCCAATTGAAAAGAGACTAACCACAAGAATTCCATCATTTGAAGAACAACGGATAGCTGCCGCTCTCGCCCATACCCCAAAATTAACGGTTGAGGGTGCGCCAGTTGCGGAAGGAATTGGAAACTTCCCGGGAAGTGAATCAGTAACAGACTCCGCGCCCGGTTATAGCGGAGAAGGCCCACTTACCTATTTGCAAAATCCTTCTGTATTTGGTCGTTGGCCGCGTGGATATTCCGCTGCTGGCGGTGTGTTTGATGCAGGACTTCGTTCACCTGAATTAGCAACTTTAAATGAAGTTAATACGACCGAGTTAATTAATTCTGGCCCATTATTTGATTATATGGGAAACATGGCAAGACCGATTGACCGTTCTAATGCAATGACAACAGGGGATCGTGCTCAACTATTGCAAGATTTGAACCTGTTGTTTACAGGAGGGGCTGCACCTTCAGAGTATTTAACAGAACTTTCAGGTTTTCTTGATACAAGGGGGGCTTTCTTCGATACAGATGTAGGTGCTGCTGAAACTTACAGGGCTGTAGCTGCTGCTCTTTGGTTATCTCCTTGGGGAACCGTAAGAAACTAATTATGCCATTATCAATGTTAACATTACGAGAAAAGAACTATGCCACAACCAACTAATTTTACAGCAGCGCAACCTGCAATGACAACTGCAGCCGCTGCTGGCAGTAACCGAAGAAATATTATTGCCATTTTTCTTGCGGGCGGTTCTTGTGCCCACAACATGGTTTTTCCTCGTACTGGCACAAATAGAACTCATTACGAGGCCTTAAGGCCAACTACGGCTCTTGCAGATAACCCTGCAACTGCCTTAGATGCTGAGTGGTGTTTACATCCATCGCTAACAGGATTAAAAACACTTTGGGATGCAGATAAACTTGCTATTGTTAGAAATGTTGGACCTTTGGTTTTTCCTATTAACCGGACTCAGTATTTGGCAAATAGTGTAGAGGTACCACCACAACTATACTCTCACTCTGACCAGCAAGATATCTGGGAAACCGGTATTGGTGACCAACCGGTTGCGAATACTGGGTGGCTTGGGCGATTAGCTGAACTATTGGTCCCGTTTAATGGTGGGAGCCTTTCTCCGCTACTTAGCTTCGCTGGCCCAACAGACACTTTTCGGGCGTTTGATTTACGCACACTAGCTTTAGGCCCGTCCGGTCTACCTGAAAGAATTGGTGGCTTCAGATTCCCTGACGGTGCTCGATCAATCCTTGAGAATACCCTTGCAACACACAGTACTAGTGATTTATTGGTGTCAGAATACCTTGATTCACACCGTAGGTCTGTCGCAGCTACAGCTTTAGTTACTTCTGCTATCAACGCAACAGCCGCCCCTACGAACATTCCTTTGAATAGTCTTGGTGGAAACATGCGTGTTGCTATTAGACTAGCCGGAAGTCAGTCAACTTTAGACCACCGTAGAAGTATTTTCTTCCTGCAGCATGGTGGATATGACCATCATTTCGACCAGCTTTCTGAAGAAACTGGCCGTTTTAATGAACTTGGGCCTGTGCTTCTTGAGGCATATAATGCCACAGTAACTTTAGGTATTGACGCAAACACCACTTTCGTTGTTTACAGCGAATTCGGCAGAAGTTTACGTCAGAATGGCAGCGGATCAGATCATGGTTGGGGCGGGCACGCTCTAGTGTTTGGTGGTGGTGTTAATGGGGGTTTTTACGGAAATCCTTATAGTTTAGACCCCGCTGGACCTGATATTGCTCTTTCTCAGGGCCACATGATACCAACAACCTCTGTTGATACATTAATTGCAACTCTGGGGCAGTGGATGGGCGTACCCGACGCGCTAAGTGCCGGTGTGAATCCATTAGATTTGCTTGCACCCAATCTTGTAAACTTTCCAACAAGAAACATTCCGGGTTTGTTTATCTAAGCAAGTTAAATCCACCAGTTAGTTCTGGTGGGTTTATTTATATATCTTACTCGGGTATATAAATAAACAATAAATAGAAAGTAAAAATGCAAGAACGAATTATATACGGTCCAGCTTCTAAGAAGCAGGAGATTTTCTTAAACTCTAAATCCACTATCACTTTAGCTGGTGGAGCCGCAGGTTCAGGGAAGACCTATACTTCGCTATTAATTGCATTGAAGTTTATGATGCATCCGAGGGCTACGGGAGTGATTTTCCGTAGAACCTCTAAAATGATTACCTCTCCCGGTTCTATCTGGCATGAAGCTGTAAATATGTATTCTACTATTTACAAGACTGGCCTTAAGATTAGACACCGTGAAAACGAGATTGTGTTCCCTAATGGTGCACTATTAAAATTCTCGCACATGCAACACGCAAGTAATATGTACGATCACAAGGGCGGTCAGTACTCTTTAGTTATTTTCGATGAAGCAACCGATTTTACCGAAGACATGATTGTGTACCTGTTGTCTCGTATGCGTAATGCGTATGTAGATTACACACCACAAATGTTTTTGATGACCAACCCAGATTATTCTAGTTTCCTTCGTGAATGGATTCAGGATTTCTACCTAGACCCACAGACCGGAATTCCTAAAGAGGAACTGGCTGGTGTTGAAAGATACTTCTTTCGGCAAGGGAATAGCATGCTGTGGTATAATAGTTTATCTGAAGCTGAAGCCGTACATGGTAAGGGCGCAGAATCAGGTATTTCATCATTTTCATTCATTCCTGCAACTTGCAGAGATAACCCACCTTTACTTAAGGCTCAACCGGATTACATTAGTCGATTAATGTCTCTACCTCGCGTAGAAATGGAACGACTACTTCTTGGATCATGGTTTGCTCGACCAGAAAATGCAGGGCTATTCAAGAGAGAATGGTGCCAACTAGTAGATTATCCTAACGGTAGAGCAAGACAACGTGTACGCGCATGGGACTTGGCATTTACCAAACCATCTGAGCAATATCAGAATCCTGACTGGACTAGGGGTGTATTAATCTCTAAAGACCCATCTAAGGTTTACACAGTAGAAGAGGTAGTGAGTATGCGTGATCGTGTGCACAACGTTGAGAAACTAATCTTCGATACCGCTATTCGGGATGGAACTGGAGTAACTATCAGTATCCCTCTTGATCCTGCTGCAGCCGCTGGTGCTTATGCTAAAGACTTGCAACGTAGACTCGCTGAAATGGGGTTTAACTGCAGATTGTCTAAGCCAGTTAAATCAAAGATTACTCGTTTCGCTCCGTTCTCTTCTATTGCTCAAGCAGGTTTCGTCAACGTAGTTAAAGGCGACTGGAACAAAGACTTCTTTGATGAATTAGAAGTGTTTGATGGCGACCCTAAACGAAAAGACGACCAAGTAGACTGCTGCTCAGATTGTTTACTGCTCCTTAATAGAGAAGTTAATCTACCAGACTTTACTTTACCTAACATGCAAGGTTCTAACCCGTTTGCATTCAATAACCAAATAGTGACAACAGGCGAACACCCTGCATTCCAATTCTGAAAGATAATATATGGCAAGACCTAGAAAAGTAGTAGAAAAAGCTGTTATGCAGGACACTCCTGAACGTTTTAAAATGGCCGAATCTGGCTATTTAGGCTTGAATGTATTTAATGGTGTTACGAACAGTGAACTGAAAAGGGAACTAAACTTCCCTAACAGTATTGACACCTTCAAGGAAATGGCTTATCACAGTACGATCAACTCTGCTGTGACATTATACCACAACTTGATTGGTAAGGTAGATTGGACTTTCAATCCACCTGTGGATGCTACTCCAGAAGAAATTCGTCAGTGCGAAATCATTCGTGAAATGATGAATGATATGGAGACACCTTTCGAAGAAGTAATTTCAGATGCTCTGTCTGCTTTTACTTTCGGATTCTCTGTACATGAAAAAGTGTATCGCCGTAGACTAACCTCTAGCGGCAGCAAGTTTAATGACGGTTTAATTGGCTGGAGAAAACTCCCAATTCGTAACCAAGAGACAATCGAGAAGTTTATCTTCACTGATGACGGTAACGATGTAATCGGTGTAAAGCAGAACCTTACCAAAGTAAGCGACCTGTACAACCGTTATTCTAATCGTACACTAAAAGAAGTTGTACTACCACGCAGCAAGTTCATGTTGTTCCGTGTAGGTAAACACAAAGGCGATCCTTTTGGTAAGTCACCTTTAGTTGATGCTTATGTGGCATGGCGTTATCTAGTAACGATTGAAGAAATCGAAGCTAACGGTGTAGCAAAAGACATTGTAGGTCTGCCAGTTCTAACAATTCCAGCGGCCTATCTATCTGAAGATGCCACTCCAGCCCAAAAGAGCATCTATGCGTATTATCAAAACGCTATGCGAAACCTGCAGCTTAATCAGCAATCTGCTCTTATTCTGCCTAGTGCTTTCGATCCTGAAACAAGACAACCAATGTTCGACCTCAAACTCCTGTCACTCGACGGTAAAAAAGGGATGGATACGGACAAGGTTAAAACGTACTACAAAAACCTAATTCTTACGAGTTTGTTTGCGGATATCTTGGTAATGGGGCAGTCAGCCACTGGTTCTTTCGCTCTAGGACAAATTAAGAATACACTGTCAGGTGCAGCAGCAGAATCTACCCTGCGTACTTTTGTTAATGTACTGAACAATGATCTTGTTCGTCAAACCTATGAGTTAAACGGATGGAACCCTGCTCGTGCAGGTCATTTCGATTACGATAACCTAGAAACAGAAGACCTAGAAACATTCTCTAAAGCTGTTATGCGCTTCGCAAGTACATCTTCAGTTGAAGCTGATCGTGAATTCCTTAACCGTGTACGTAAGAGTATGGGTATTGATCCTCTACCTGACGACATGGAACCACAAGAGAAATACATGCCTAACTTCAAATCAAGAAGTGGTGACGGTTCAGCAGCCGGTGGTGCTAATGGTACAAGTCAAGGTGTCGCTTCAACCGACACTTCAGACAATAACCTAGAAAATGCAGGTTAAATAGATCAAGCGGAGTAGTTTAGTATTATTTCGCTTGATTTTTAAGTTAATTTGTGTTATAATTATATTTAACGCTGTTGAATTATAAAGGAGTTATATGGTTGATACCGTACAGGTTGTAAAAGCCGTAAACGAAGAATTAAAACAAGCGACTTATGTTGTTATGGTGCCCGATGAGGTTGACCTACATGGCGACATTACTTCAGAAGATGAAGTACGTAAAGCTGCTTTTAGCTTTAACAAATATTGCATGCAAGCGAATCTATTTCACGTAGCTGAAACCGAATCATTCGAATTTGCAGAATCATACATTGCACCCACAGACTTTGTACTTGGCGATAAATTCGTTAAAAAAGGTACATGGTTGGCTACTGTCCAAGTCCACGATGATGATTTGTGGGAAGAGATTAAGAGTGGCGATATCTGTGGCCTATCAATCGGAGCAATCGCTTCAACCGAAAAGATTAAAGAGGGATAAATGGCTACTACACGTAAACCTAAACGCAAGCTAACCGACATTTCATTTGAAAAAGAAGGCGCTCACGTTGCCCTTGTTGCTAAGACTCAAGGTGGACCGGCTAATGGACACGACTATTCACTAATCCTGAAGTCTGCCAATTACAGCCAAGAGTATATCGAGAAGATTCAACAAATCCGTGTAACTATGGATTTACCTGATTTCCTTACTCGCTTTTTCAACCTATATGGTTCAGACGCTGAAGTACTCGCCCGTATGCTGGGTTATGTACCAGACTCTGAAGATGAAAAAGAAGAATATAGCTACGAGAAATACATCGAAGAACGCATGGAAGCATTTGAGATTATCAAATCCCTAAAAGATTCAGATAATATCCCTCTAGACCTTGCTGCTCTATCTCAAGAACAATATCTAAGTGTACTACAAGATCAATTTAAACTTGAATCTGTGTTTAAGTCTCTAGATGAAAAGAATTCTGCACCCGCAGGAGAAGGCTCAACTGAAGCCGTAGCGAAAGCTAAAGTATCAGATGAAAATAACACCAAGGTTGAACCTTCACCTTCGGTTGACACTAACGTTGAATTGGAAAAATCTATGAAACTTGAAGAAGTTCAAAAATCTCTAGATGAAACGAAAGTAGAACTGCAAAAAGCACTTGACGCACTAGCTGCCGTTAATGCAGAAAAGCAGGAAGCTATCGTTAAATCTAAAACCGCTCAAATTGAAGCTGTTGTAAAGAATGCCGAGCAAGCTGCCGTACTGGTAAAAGCTGCTCTACTTCTAGATGACGCAAGCTTTGACGGATTCGTGGCAGTTGTAAAAGACCTAGCTACTATTGCTGACAAATCTGCTCTCTTCCAAGAGCAAGGTGCTACTTCAACAGAAGAAGTTACCAAGAGTACCGAATCTGCAGTTGCTAAGGCACTGAAGCTTCAACTAGCTAACGCTAAATAATTTAATTTTAATCGGAGAATCAAATGGGACTTCCATTCGCAACTGAAGCACGCCGTCTATCTAACGTAGTGAAACAAGAACTATGGCCTGAAACCGGCTATACACGCCTTGTAGTAACTGCTAACGAATCTACTGCACAAACCTACGTACCCGGAACAGTTCTTGGTAAAGTTACCGTTGGTGGTAAATACAAGATTGCCGTACAAACTGCATCTGATGGCTCACAAGTCGCAGACGCTATTGTAATGGACAGCTACACTGTACCTGCTACAACCGACACCCAAGTACTTGTACTTATCAAAGGACCAGCTATTGTTAGCAAACTCGGTCTAGTACTCGATGCAACTTATAACCTTCAAGCCGAACTAGATGCTGTTTACGCCGCACTAGAAGCTAAGGGTATTGCTTGCAACGACGGTATCTAATCTAAACAATAACCAAGGAAAACTAACATGGCAACTATTCGTAGCTTTGAAAAACCTTTTGAACTAGTAGACTACACAGAAGAACTAGTTTCAATTCCAAATACTTGGGGTCTGATTAACAGCCTTAACGTATTCCGCAGTGAGCCAGTATCACAGCACAGCATTACTGTTGAATCAACCAACGGTACGCTTGCTCTAATTACTGACCAAGTTCGCGGTGCCCGTAATACAATGAACAGTGACGACACCCGTGCGCTACGTTCATTCGCTATTCCTCACTTCCCACTTGATGACGCTGTTAAGCCGCAAGACATTCAGGGTAAACGTGCATACGGTTCTGCCGATGCTGTTGAAACTGAAGCTGCAGTTATCGCCCGTAAGCTTGCACGTATTCGTATGAATCACGCTGTAACTATGGAAGCTGCTCGCGCTTATGCCCTAACCACTGGTGCTGTATATGCTCCTAACGGTACTGTTGTAGGTAACTACTATACAGACTTCGGTGTAACCCGCCTAGCCGTTGACTTCGTACTAGGAACCGGTACTACCGAAATTCTAGCTAAGTCAGAGGAAGTTATTGCTCACATTCAGGATAACATCCTATCAGGTGAAGTAGTTAACCAAGTAGTTGTGCTTTGCTCACCTACATTCTTCGCTAAACTAATTAGCCACGCTACTGTGAAAGAAGCTTACAAGTACTACACCAGTACACAAGAGCCACTTCGCAACCGTCTTGGAACCGGTCTATATCGTCAGTTCGTACACGGCAACGTTACTTACATCGAATACCGTGGTTCATACAACGGCGTACCGCTGATTCCAGTTGGTGATGCATACGCGATGCCTACCGGTACCGTAGATATGTTCATTAGCTACTTCAGCCCTGCTAACAAGTTCAGCCATGTGAACACCCTAGGTGAAGAAGCTTACGCTTTCACTTACCGTGGTGCTACTGACGAAGAAATTACTATCCAGACAGAACACAACGCGCTTCACCTAGTGCGTCGTCCACAAGCTGTAGTACGCCTCTTCTCAAGCAACTAAGCAAGTCAGGTCAGCTTCGGCTGGCCTTTCTATTCTTGGGTATTCTACCAGAGTATCCAGCAATAGAAAAGGACTAACCACATGCCATTATCAAGTATTCAACAAGTGCGTCTACTTGTGCAGGACAACACTCCCGGTCTATATATGATATCAGACGAAGAGATTGATTTCCTATTAGAACGCAACTTTCAAAATTTAAACAAGACTTCAATAGAAGCTGCCAAGATTATCATTCTTAATCTAGCTGTTCGTGGTGACTCTACCGTAGACATTTTCAGTCTAAAGGGAAGTAAATCTGCCGAGCAATATAGAATGGCACTTGAACTATTTATTAAAGACCCTAACCTTAACCCATTGATAAATAACGCAAAGGGTTATTTTGGTGGTGTAAGCTTAACAGATATGGCAGAAAATGATGCAAACAGCGATAACAATTTGGTTCCTAACGGTCAGTCAACCTCAAATCCTAACAACTATTTTTGACGTTTAAGGAATTGGTATGGCGAATGACTTTCTAAGTGCAACCAAACAAGCCTTACAGTTACACGGAAAGCCTGCGACATATACTCGCATAAGTGCAGGAGTATATGACATTGAAACCGGCAGTACGACTAATACACAAAGTGCAACGATTGTTCAGATGTACAAAAAACATCTACGAGCAAATCAATACAATTATCCTAATCTTATCGGTAAAGATGCAGCCATTTTTTACGTGGCTTATGATGCGTTAAGCTTCATCCCTAAACCAAGAGACTATATCACATTTGATGGTGTTAAGTACAACGTTGATTCTTACGCAGAGCATGCAGCATTAGGCTCAGTAGTTCTATACAAGATTCTTGGAATTAAGGGTTAACAATGCTTAGTAGTAATATCGATGCTGTTGTGCTGGACTTTAACAAGATTAAAGAGCGTATTACTCAAAGACTAACTCAGATGGCAACTACGTTTGCTTATCAAGTAACTGTTGCAGCTATTGACAAAACACCTTATGGTACCTTGGTTAATCCTGATGGTACCATAAATATGCTCTACGAGAACCCTGCACGTATCTCATTCTTTGGGTCTGATACACCGGGTATTGCTAAAGCAGGTTGGCAACTAAAAGTTGGAACTATCGCTTACGGTGGTAGAAAGCCCATGCCAGCTAGAAGTGCACAAGCAACTGAAATCAAACAAGATGCTGGAAATGAATTACGCCCGTATAAACTAGGTGAGTTCATTTACATTAGCAACAAGGTACCTTACGTAGTTAAGGATAATGTGTTCGCTAGTCGTATTCCAAGTTCTCTTGAAGGTGGTTATTCATTGCAAGCTCCTGACGGTATCATGAAGCCTACAACGCAAATGATTAAAACAGTCTTTGCATTGAACCTAGCAAAGTACTATAAAGGAATCTAATGTCAGCTATTACCGATACTAAAAAAGCTGCTGAACGTAGATTGGCAACGCTAAGTTATCCAACGTCTTACGAAGGTGTTAGCTTTGTACCACCAGATACACTATACCTTCAGACTCAATTCCAAATGGGTACCCCTGAAGACCCCGTAATTGGCGACAAATATTACCGTGAACGTATTACATTCCAAGTGTTTGTAACCGATCTACTGAATATTGGTACAGCAAATGCTTACGCCAAAGCAGAACAAATTAGACAATTATTCGAAAAGGGATTGACCCTGATTGAAGGTGCAACACGCATTTATGTGCTAGCGACTCCACAAGTCTCAGGCTCAATTGTCACAAATGATAGACTTATTGTACCAGTAATTATTGATCTGGTTTCAGAGGTCTACACATAAGAACATGCCCGTCATGTATTACTTGCAAGTAATCTAAATTAAATTTAAGGAAATATTATGCCAATTTCAAAAGGTACTGCCAAGATCGTGGCATACAAGAAAGAAACCGTTTGGGGTACTCTAGCGGGTGCGACACTAGGTAAACAACTTCGTCGTGTAACTGCTGACTTCAACCTAAGTAAAGAAGCTTACGAATCAAACGAGCTTCGTACTGATCGTCAAGTAGCCGACTTCCGCCACGGTGTACGTAGTGCTGAAGGTTCTCTAAATGGTGAACTGTCAAGCCGAACTTATGCAGACTTCATGCAATCTCTGGTTGCCCGTGATTTTACCACTGGTCCAACTGCAGCAAGTCTGTCAGTCACTATTGCAGGTACTGGTAATCCAACTTACACAGTAACACGCGCAGCCGGTAGCTGGATTACAGATGGTTTCGCAGTTGGTAATGTTTTCCGTCTAACTGGTGGAACATTGAACGTAAACAACTCAGCAAAGAACCTTCTAATTGCGTCCCTGACAGCAACTATTCTAACTGTTGTAGTTCTAAATGGTTCGGCCCTAACTGTTGAAGGTCCAATCGCTACAGTAACTGCTACAGTAACTGGTAAAGATACATTTGTACCTGCAACTGGTCACACCGACGATTCTTACACTATTGAAGAATGGTACGCTGATATTGCTCAGTCCGAAGTTTACACTGGTATGAAAGTAGGTTCTATGAACGTACAGCTTCCAGCGACCGGCCTAGCTACTGTTGACTTTAGCTTCATGGGTAAAGACCTAACAAGTAAAGGTGTAACACAGTATTTCACTTCACCTTCTGCACAAGGTACTGATGGTATTTATGCTGCTGTTAACGGTGTTGTTCTGGCTGCTGGACTTCCTGTTGCGCTAATTACTTCTGCCGATTTCTCAATCGAGCGTGGTATGGAAAATGCAACTGCTGTAGGTTCAAACTCTGTAGCTGAAATTTTCACTGGACGTATTCGTGTAACTGGTAACCTGAGTGTTTACTTCCAAGACGCTGCTTTCCGTAACTACTTCGACAACGAAACTGTAGTTAGTTTAGTATTCGCTCTAACAGAAGATTCAACAGCTAACGCAGACTTCATTAGTTTCGTAATCCCTAAAGCGAAGATTAATTCCTTCACCAAAGCAGATGCCGAGCTAGGAATCGTGGCACAATGCAGCTTTACCGGGTTGCTGAACGATGTAGCCACAGGTGGTCTTCCACTAACAACCATCGCTATCCAAGACTCACAAGCGTAATCCCTGAAACCCCGTTGGTTAACTCCTTCGGGGTTTTTCTACGTCTGTACTTTGGAGAATGCACTTGACTTTACATATTAGTCGTGTTATAATTGATATTTACACCGAGATTAATCTCACCTATTAACAACGAATAAGGAGCTACTAATGCTAGACCTGTCAAAGAATGACCCCGCAAAGATTGCCGAAGCTGGATTTGAGTTTAATCTTGAACTACCAGATGGTACCGTAACTGACGCTGTAATTAAAGTACGCGGCCAGAACTCTCCTGCGGTTAAGGCATTCGGCAAGAAAATGTACAATGAATTTAAAATGAAAGAGCAACGCGCCAAGCGTACCGGTAAAGAAGTGGAAGATATGTCACTAGAAGAAGCCGAAGAACTTGCTGCCCGCTCTGCTGCTGTACGTGTGATTGAATGGACTGGACTCGCAGATGAAGGCGAAGTAGTTGGTAATACCAAAGAAGATTTTGAGCGCATCCTTGCCAAATATCCGTTCATTCGGAATCAGGTAATGGAGGAAAGCGACAACATTCTCAACTTTCGACACGACTGAAATTGAAGAGGCTGTAGAGTATTGCAAAGAACAATTCTTGATGAGTACAGGTAAAGCTGGCTCTACAGTAAAAGATCAGTTAATGTCCGTATGGAGACAAACAGGGGTACGGCCTAAAGAGCTAGATAACCTTGTGAGTTTACCAGAGAGTTGCTACGGTGTATGGAAGGTTTTCATTGACCTTAACAACGCACGGACTAGTTCTGGATTTGGTGTTAACCCTGTGTCATATCTAGAGATACAAGCATATTGTCACCTTTACAATATTACTCTAGATGATTGGGAATTAGACCTCATCCGTAAGTTCGATAGTGTCGTTCTGCAGATTCATGCAGATCAAGCTGAAAAGCAATCCAAAAAGAAACCTACCTAAGCCTTCGGGTTTTCGTAGGTTTACATTTATGTTTTACACCTAGAATATAAATGTAAACAACCCAAGTGAGAAATATATGGTTAACCTCGAAGAGTTAATATTTAAGGTAAATACACAAGAATTAGATGCTGCCGCTAAGAAGTTAGATGGCCTTGCTAATTCACTTGCCGCTGTAGGTAAAGCTACGAAAGCTGCCAGTAACTCTGGTGGTAGTACAGGTGGCATGGAAAAGCCAATTGAGAAAGTTAATACTGCAGCTAAAGCCGCAGAGAAATCTCTTGAGCGTGTAGCCTTACAAGCACAATATGTGCAACAAGGGTTCTCTAAGATTGATGCTGGACGTATTGCTGGTGTAGCTCAAAAGTTTGGTGAAGGTTCTGTTCAAGTGCAACAGATGGTCGCTGCTCTAAAGTCTATGCAGACAACCGTTGGGACTGTTACGGTAGAAGTCGAGAAACAAACAAAAGCTGTAGGTAACCTACGTGCAGGGTATATGTCCGTTGAAGAACGTCAGAAATCTATTACAGAATTCATGACGCAAGGCTTCAGCCGTGGACAAGCTTCTATTCTAACTACTGCTAAGAATCTTGGTGCTGTGGGGGATGAACTTGCACGTATCGGTGCAGAACTTCAAACACAACGTAAACTTCAAGGTGGTGATCCGTTCGACAAATCTGTATCAGGTCTTGTTGCCTTAAAGAATCGCTACACAGAACTTCGTGAAGCTAACCGTCAATACATGAAAGACACACAGCTAACCCGCGAACAAACACGCGAGTTAGCTCGGGATAAAGAACGTCTGATTATTAAGCTGAAACAAGAGGGTGCAGGCTTTCAAGAGATTCGTTCAGTAGTTCGTGAGCATAACCAAGCGTTTCTTGAAGCTGCTGGTCGTGTTAACGGTCTAACTAAAGTTGAAGCTGATCTTGAACGTCAGATGAGAGATACAGCAAATGCTACTCGCAGTCTTGCCCGTGAAGAAGAAAAGGTTGACTCTATTGTTAACTCTTTGACTGGCTCTACTAATACACACACAAAGACAAGCGAACGCGCAGCAGAATCTATTGCACGTTATGAACGTAATCTACGTCTTGCTGGTGTATCTGGTGAACAAGCTGCACGCAAACTTGAAATCTACCGCCAGAAAATTAATCAGATTCAAGTAATCGAAGAACAGCGTAAAAGTCGGCTGTTATCAAACTCCCTTGCGCCTCAGATTTCTGACGTTGTAGTATCACTCGCAGGTGGACAAAACCCATTAACTGTTGCATTACAACAGGGTCTACAAGTACGCGACTTGATTGGTCTATCAGGTGTTGCCGCAGAGGAACTACAAAAGGTATTTGCAACTGCAGCATCAAGTATGGTTGCTTCATTAGCACAAACTGGTAAAGCTATCGGTTCACTATTAATTGGGTCTATCAAAGCTGCTGGTGCTGCAATCATTCAATTTGGCAGTGAAATCACCGGTACTAATATTCTACTAGGTAAGCTACGTACACAACTTGAAGGTTTCCCTCGTCTACTGAAAGTATTTGATGGATTCTCAAGTCTAGCTAAGTTTGCTGCCGGTGGTGTTCTAGGATTAGCTGTTGCTGGTGTTATTGCCCTTGGTGTAGCTCTTAAACAAACAATCGCACAGGAAGATGCACTAGCTAAATCGCTAACTCTTTCAGGTGCATCTATGGGTCTATCACAGACTCAAGCTCTTGAATATGCCTCTTCAATGCAGAGTGCAGGTGTAACTACGTCTGCAGCAATCAAGGTTATGCAGGAAATGGCTAAACAAGCTTCCTTCACTGCAGGTCAATTCTTTGTTATCTCTGAGGCAGCAGCCAACATGGAGAAATATGTTGGTGTATCTATTGAAGATACTGTTAAGTCATATGGAAAACTAACAGAAAAGCCAGTTGAAGGTCTGCTAGAACTAGCTAAGTCTACTGGTCTAGTTGCTCCTGAAGTTATTAAACTTGTTGCAGAATTAGATCGTCAAGGTAAAACTGCTGAAGCTACCGCTCTCGCTATTACTACAATGGCAGATGTAAACGAACAGCAGGTTGCACGAATGAAGGAAGATTATAATGGTCTTTCAATGTTCTTAATTAACCTTGCCACATCTATCAAGAGTTTTTACGACGAAGTATTCCGTTCATTATTCAAAAAAGCCTCTCCAAAAGAAGCACTAAAAGAACAACTTAACGCTGTTAATGAAATTCTTGGTGGCGCTGGTGCTGCTGGACTACTAGGTATCGGCAATTATTTTGGTCGTGAATTCTACGAGAATCAGCGTAACGAACTTTCAAAACAACTCCTGTTAATGGAGAAAGTCGAACAGACAGAAACTGATCGTGTAACTACCAACAGGGAACTTGCACTCATTCAGGGTGAAGCTGAAAAGATTCGTACCGAAAGCATGGGCGCTCAAGTTAAGTATCTTACAAAGATCAATGAGCTAACTAACAAGATCACAAGAGCTAGGGCACTTGGGGCATCTGAAGAAACTATCAATGCACTTCAGCAAGGTATTTCCAAGGCTGCAGATGACTATGAGAAATCATTAAAGAAACCTGAGAGAGATCGTAAAACACCTGAAGAACGTTTCCTAGATAAATCTCTAAGAACTATGCGTAATGCTCAGATTGATGCTACGTCTTCACAAGAGCAACTTAACAAGTCTACAGAAGCATTCCTTAAGATTAAGGCTGATCCAGCTTGGGCGTTAGCTAGTAAGACTGATCGTGAAGCTATCGAGCTAGCATACAAAAAGGCTGATGCAGCGGAGAAGGAGTATATTGCTGGCAAAGAGCTAATGGCAGTACGTGAAGCAGTTGCAAAGCACAGTGTTAAGATTGCCGAAGAACAATTTGCAGCACAGAAAGCTATCAACGATAATATTTTTGAGTCTAACCGTGCATTAGAAGATGAGATTCAACTAATTGGTTTAGACGAAGATGCACGTTACAGTCTACTACGTGTAAAAGAACTAGACATTATCGCCGAGAAGGAAATGGCTCTTGTGTGGGAAAAGAGTATCGAAAGTAATGAAATTCGTATTCGCCAGTTGCAAGAGGAAATCGATCTTCGTAAAAAGAACATTGAACTAAAAGACACCCGCAAGATTCTGCAAGAGAATGATAAGCTTATCAAGAGTGTAGCTGATGCAATCGAAACAGGACTGTTTGAAGGCGGTCGCGCCGGAAGTAAAAAGCTGCGTGACATTATCACTGCAGAACTTACAAAGCCAATTCGCGTGTTCATTCAAGCTGTTGTCGGTAACATCACAGGATCGATCTTTGGTGGTGGCTCAAGCTCTGCCGGTGTCGGCTCAGGGACTAATGCTTCAGGTGGTGGTGGTCTGAGTGGTCTATCTTCACTGTCAAGTGTTTACGATATGTTATCAGGGGGATTAAACGTTGGCAGTCAAGCTGGTGCACAACTAGCTAAATTAACTGCCAAAGCTATCGGACAATTCGGTGCAAGTACTGCTACCACAATGTCAGCAAGCTTTGCGTCAGGTATGATGAGCACAGGAACAATGGCCTCTGCTTCACAAGCATTAACTGCTGGTGGATCACAGTTAGCTGGTCTAGCTGTTGGTAGTATTATGAACGGTATCTCTGGATACGGTATCTCTAAGGCTCTATCAGGTGGTTATTCAACTGGTGGAAACACTGTGAATACTCTAGCAGGTATTGCCAGTATGATTCCCGGTATCGGGCCTATTGCTGGTGTAGTTGGCGGACTAGTTAACCGGGCTTTCGGACGTAAAGCCCCTGTTACAACAGGCCAAGACCTTCGAGGTAGCTTTAGTACAACCGGGGCTGACCTTGCTCAATATCAGACTAACTTCTCAAAAGGTGGTTGGTTCCGCAGTAACAAGACAACTGTAACTCGTTCAGAAATCTCTGGTGAAATGGATCGATTCTTTGATACGAGTCTACAAGCTATTACCGCAACCACTAAAAACTTTGCAAGTATTCTAGGATTAATCCCTGAAGCTATTGACGGTGTTACTCAAAGTATCAACGTATCTTTACTTGGACTTAATTCTGAGCAACAACAAGCAGCTCTTCAAAGTGCTTTCGGTGGGTTTAGTGATCTGTTAGCTCAACAGTTACTTGGATCATATACTACCAGTAGTATTCAAGTTAAACGTTCATTAGGAGAGCGTCTACGAGAAGCGATGACTTTAGGGTTAGGTTCAATGGAATCACGCGGGCGTGGTCCTGATAGATTCCGTGCAGATGCAAGTCAAGTATCAGAGTACAGAACCGTGACAACCACATCTTGGACACCGGGCCGATTTGTTCGTGAAGGTGAAACAGCTTTTGCTGCTCTAACAAGATTGGCAACCAGCCTAGTAACAGTTAACGGTGTATTCGATACTCTAAATCAAACCTTAATGCACGCTAGCTTAATTGGTGCTGATGCAGCAAGTAGCCTACTGGATGCTTTTGGTGGTGTTGAGGTTTTCAATAACCTAACAACTGCTTATTACAATGAGTATTACACCACCCAAGAAAAGGTTGCAACTACAACAAGACAACTAACTAAAATCCTTGAAGGTATGGGGTTAACTCTTCCAACTACCCGCGATGGTTTTAGAGAACTTGTTGAAGCGCAAGACCTGTATACTGAAGAAGGCCGTGCAACTTACGCTGCATTACTAAATCTATCTCCTGCATTTGCTAGTATTACTGAAGCAGTGGAACAACTTACTGACTCACTGATTGATGAAATTCGCAGACTGCGTGGTGAAGCTGCTGGCGCTTCTGGTAATAGCCTTGCTTACAGTCAATCTCAATTTGCGATTGCTACTGCTCAAGCCCGTGCTGGTGACACTACAGCTTTAGAATCACTACCTGAACTTAGCCAAGCACTAGAAGAAGCCGCAAAGCTTCAGTCAAGTACAACCGCTGACTTCTTACGTATTCAAGCCTACCTAATTGCAAGTCTAAGTGAAACTGCTGCTATCTCTGGTGGTACAGTTCCTACATTTGCTAATGGTGGTATGCATACAGGTGGTGCACGTATTGTAGGTGAAAACGGACCTGAACTGGAAATTACCGGCCCAAGCCGAATCTACAATTCAAGTCAGACAGGAAACATGATGAATGCTACAGTAGAAATGCTGCAGACTCTCAACGACAATATCTCTGGTCTTCGTTCAGAAGTTCGTGCAGATGTTGGACACAATGCAAAGACAGCTAAGTTGCTTGACCGTGTAATTCCAGACGGTGAAACAATTTCTGTTACTGTAGTTTAATAGGAAATTTAATGCAAGTAATCAAACCAAATGAAATCACCAATGCCAACAGGTCTTACGTTGACGGTTCGTTTACACGGGCCTCAACGGGGACTTACGTTGACTCTGATGGTATAATTAAGACTGCAGCCATTAACGTTCCTAGATTCAATTATAACCCATCTTCTTTACAGTTTGGTGGGTTACTTTTAGAACCCTCTAAGTCTAATATTTCATTACAATCTGAACAAATTGACAACGGCTCTTGGGGAAAAGTTTCAGCTACAGTTACACCAAACAATCTAGTAGCCCCTGATGGAACAACTACGGGGGATACACTTACTACAACTCTTACTGGCTCTTTTCTTGGTAGGGCAGGACAAGCAAGGACCGTCACACCGGGGTGGTGGACACTTTCAGGCTTTTTCAAGAAAACAGGTACCAATGATTTTATTAGTTTTACCGCAGAAATTTCTGGTCAGGGTGGTCGCAGATTTTGGTTTAATTTAGCTACAGGGACATTAGGTGGTAATGCACTCGCTGGTGCCGGGGTCTGGGCCTTTGTTGGGGCAATACAAGCCTACCCAAACGGCTGGTATCGTTGTTCACTATCTGTAAACATTAATACTGCCGGTGGCGGGTTAAGCTACTTCGTACAAAATGCGATTGCTGACGTAAACACTACTTCAAATAACGGAGACAGTTCGGGTTGGTGGGGGCTACAATTAGAGCAATCTGAGTTTGCTACTAGTTATATTCCAACAACTACTGCCACTGTAATCCGTTCAGCCGATGTTATCACAGGCTCAGGATTAATCTACACTGATTTAACCGATGCAACCGCCGTATGGAGTTCAGGTACAACCTATGCTGCAGCAGCAGTAATTCGCTACCTAGGAAATATCTACACAAGTCTTGCAGGTACTAACCTAAATAGACAGCCAGATATCTCTCCTACATGGTGGGTGAAACTTGGGCCAGATAACTTACATGCTACTTTTGATGGATCAATCAGCACTGCTTCACAAAGAACAACCTCATTTACTCAAGTTGTTAAAATGGGGCGTCTAGATAGTTTCGCTTTGATTAACGTAGTTGGAGCAACAATCGCTGTCTCAGCTACTGATGCAACAAGCGGAGAAATTATTTATGCCAATACTTTCGGTCTTTCTGGGGACAACATCTTAGATTGGTCGCAGTATTTCTTCTTTGACCCTATTACACAGAGAACACAGATTATTGATACTGGTATTAATTCTACTTACAGTGAAATTGTATTTACAGTTAGAGTTGTTAACCGTGTCGGTGAGACAGCTTCTTTAGGAAGTTTAATTACGGGATTGACAACTGTACTTGGCCAAACTCAATTAGGGGTTCAAACTGGAATTATTGATTACTCAAGAAAAGAGACTGACGCTTTTGGGACAAGTACTTTTGTGGAACGCCCATTTAGCAAAAGAATGACCGCAGAGTTATATCTTGATAATACACAACTTAATACTGTCCAACGTTTCTTATACTCTATCAGAGCAACACCTGTTGTTTGGATTGCTTCGCTCGATCCAATCTACGAAGAAGCTCTTGTTGTGTACGGATTCTATCGAGACTTTTCAACTAATATTGCTTACCCAGATGTTTCTCTATGTTCGTTAGAGATTGAAGGTTTAACTTAAAGGATAACTATGCCAATTACAGCATTACCAACGCCGGTTCCAACTAGATCAGACCCGGCTAACTTTTCAGTACGAGCAGATGCATTTTTAAGTGCACTACCAGTATTTGCTACAGAAGCTAACGCATTACAAACTGACGTTAACGCAAAGCAAGTAGCAGCAGCAGCTTCCGCAGCCGCAGCCGCAGCGACAACAGGCGTAACTGCTTGGGTTAGTGGAACTACTTATGCCCTAGGTAACGTCCGCTATGATACCACCGATTTTCAAACTTATCGTAGAATTGTTGCTGGTGCGGGAACGACTCGTCCGGGGCTGGACCCTACAAACTGGCAGGCAATTTCAGGTGACACAACTACAACCGGAACTCAAACGCTCACCAACAAAACGATCAGCACAGGTTCATCTTATGCTGGCGCTGCAATTCCGATTGCAAACGGTGGAACAGGCCAAACAACTGCCCTTGCTGCATTTAATGCAATTAAGCAGGCAGCTACTGATACTTTTGCGGGTACTGTAGAACTAGCTATCTCTTCAGAAGTTCGTACAGGTTCGGACACTACCCGCGCAGTAACTCCCTCTGCGGTGTTTCTAACGGCTTTTGCTTACGGCCAAACTTGGCAAGATGTGACAGGTAGCCGCGCTTTTAGTACTGCTTATACTAACACTACCGGGCGGCCAATTCTTGTAGCCATTGAAGGAATTCCCGGCAGTGCTTCATCAGTTATTGAAATGGCTGTAGGCGCAACAACCGCTGTCAGAAACGTCGGGAATCATCTATATGTTTCGAGAATTAATTTAATGGCGGTGGTACCAGCTGGAGCTACCTATTCAGTAGGTGTATCTGGTAGTACTACTCTTGTACGTTGGACGGAGCTTCGTTAATGAAACACTACAAAGATTTAAACAATAAAGTTTATGCTTTTGAACTTGATGGGTCACAGGATCATATCATTCCTACTGATTTTATTGCAATTACAGATGAAGAAGCGAACAATCTAAGACAACCTTCTGTTTTAGTTAACGTACCTGATGCGGTAACTATGAGACAAGCACGTTTAGCATTACTTCAAAGTGGTCTACTTACTGCCGTAGTGGCAGCAATTGCTGCACTACCTAGCCCAACAAAAGAGGTAGTGCAAATTGAATGGGAATACTCTCAAACAGTAGAACGTAATAGACCTTTTGTGCTTAATTTAGCTTCTGCATTAAATCTAACTTCAGAGCAATTAGATAATCTATTTATTTTAGCTAAAACACTTTAATGAACTACATTGCAGTATACAAAGGTCCAGCAGACGACCTAATTCATAAAATCGGGCACTGGAGTATCTGCTTATGGACTCGTAGTAAATACTCCCATTGTGAAGTGGTGATTGATGGTTACGGCTATTCATCATCAGGTCGTGATGGGGGTGTTAGAAAGAAGTTAATTGACTTTGATTCTGGTAAATGGGATTTAATTCCTGTGCCTAATCTCGATACATTGCACGTACTTAATTTTTACAATCAAACAAAAGATGATGACTATGATTATCGCGGCCTTGCATGGTTTGTTGCGCCTTTTGTAAAAGACCATAAGACACGTTGGTTCTGCTCAGAGTGGACTGCAGTTGCTCTTAAATTAGAGAAACCACAACAGTATCATATTCAAGATATTGTGAATTATTTAAAGAAGACAAATGGCTGAAATTACAAACGAAGATATCATCCGTAGAATCGAGCAAACTGAACGGTTAATGGAAGAAGTACAACAGTTAGGATACGAAAGAACTAACGAATTAGGTGCTAAGATTGAACGTGTAGCAAGTGACACAAAAGATATGGTGGCAGCTTTCAATGCAGCACAAGGAGCCTTTAAAGTTCTTGAGTGGATTGCCAAGATTGCTAAACCACTGATGGTTATTACAAGTACAATCGGAGCAGCCTACTTATGGTCTAAAGGCTATCGAGGTTAATATGGAAGATAAAGCAAACAAGCACTTCTGGGTACAAGCAGGATTAAGTGCCTTTTGGTCTTTAATGGCTTCACTGTATATTGGTGCTGTAACA